AAACTTGCAAGAATTATTTATAACGATAATCAATTATTGTTCAAAAGTCCAGAAGCAGTTAGAAGCAGTTTAAGAGCCATTGAGGGAAAGATGGGGAACAATAGAAGCACAATAAGAAAAGAAATAGAAAACAGACCATATAATCCTTACAATCTCCCATCAAGTGATGAAACTATTTATGAGCCTTTTAAGATTAATGCACAAAGGTTGCTTGTATTGTCTGACATACATATACCTTACCATTCTGTTAATTCGCTTACGATTGCCTTCGATTGGGCGAAAAAACAAAAACCAGATGCCATTCTTCTAAATGGAGATACATTGGACTTCTTCGGATTAAGCAGGTATGCTAAAGACCCAAAGAAAAGAAGTTTTAGTTCAGAGTTGGAATCGTTCAAAGATTTTATTACTATATTGAAAAAAACTTTTGATGCAAAGATTTATTTTAAGATAGGTAATCACGAAGAGAGGTATGAGCATTATTTGTGGATGAAAGCAGGAGAGTTGGCAGGAATAGATGATTTTGAGTTAGCTAATATAATTAAGGCAAGGGCAGAAGGAATTGAGATAATAGCAGACAAAAGAATTATGAAGGCAGGGGAACTCAATATCATTCACGGACACGAATACTTTGGCTCATTCAGTCCTGTAAATATTGCAAGAGGTTTATTTACAAAAGGTAAGGTTAGTGCTATGCAAGGGCACAATCATCAAACAAGTGAACACACAGAAGCAGATATGAATGGTAAGATTACAACTACTTGGAGTGTGGGTTGTTTATCTGAATTACATCCAATGTATATGCCATTAAATAAATGGAATCACGGATTTGCGTTTATTGAAATAGATGGCGATGAATTTCAAGTTCAAAACAAAAGAATATATAAAGGTAAAGTTTTATGATACCAAAAAAAGTAAACAAGATGACCTTAGAGCAACAAGAAGCATTTTTATTAGAAAGGCTTATGGACTTACAAAACAAAGAACAGGTGTATAGAAGAGCATTGGCACAGGTAAGAGGTAAAACGAAGATTGAAGTAAGTGAAGCAGAAAGAATGGACTTATTAGAATTAAAAGGTGGAGATTAAAGTTATATATAAAAAATTAGGCAAAGAAAAAGTATGGGGTTTAGCAGATTCCACAGGAATAGTATATTTAGATAGTAGGTTGAAAGGCAAAAAACATTTGGAGATACTTATTCACGAAACATTGCACTTATTATATCCAGAAGCAGAAGAGGATGAAATCGTAAACAAAAGCATATCTTTATGCAACATAATTTGGAAGCAGAGATACAGAAGGATTGAGGATGATAAAAAAGAGCCTTTGCAAGATGGAACGTTATGAGGAAACACACAAAGTTATATTTAGATTTTTTTGGTTATGTTAAAGATGATTTTATGTGTTGCGAAGTCTGTGGTGGAAGGATGGTGGACATTCATCATATAGATTGCAGGGGTATGGGTAGCAGCAAGAATAAAGATGAAATCAAAAATCTAATGGGTTTGTGCAGGAATTGTCATATCGAATATGGAGACAAAAAGCAACATATAGAATTTTTAAAGATGAAGCATTTAAATTTTATAAATGATAACGGATAAAGAATTTCTTAAGGCAGAGTTAGAGATGGGAATCAGTTTTGATAACCCTATGTTTAAATCATTGGCATTCAATACTGCTCAACAGGTATTAGGATTAGGAAAATCAGTTTTAGATTATGGAGCAGGTACAGGAGTTTATGCAGATGCTTTTCATAAAGCAGGATTTGATGTTGTAATATGGGAGAAATTTGATGCACATAAAGAATATATAACCCAAAATGCTGCACATTTAAGTATAATAGATAAACCTATCACTACTGATATAATGGTATTTATAGAGGTTGCAGAGCATATGACAGATAAACAATTAAATTCTTTATTTAAAAAGATTAAACCTAACTATATCTTATTTAGTTCAACAAGCCAGAGAATACCTGAATGGGATGAATCTTGGGGGCATATAAATATTAAAGAGCAAGAAGAGTGGGATATATTTTTTGCAAATAAGGGTTACCATATATATAAACATATTACTGCACCAACAGATTATTCTAAAATATACAAATATGATAATTGAAACTAAGATTAATGAAATAAAAGCTAATCCTAACAATCCAAGAATTATTAAAGATGACAAGTTTAAGCAACTTGTAAAATCCATTCAGGAGTTCCCAGAGATGCTAAAATTAAGACCTATTGTAGTAAATGATGACATGGTTGTATTGGGTGGTAATATGCGTTTAAATGCTTGTAAAGAGGCAGGTTTAAAAGAAATACCAATTATAAAGGCAAGTTCACTAACAGAACAACAACAGAAGGAATTTATCATAAAAGATAATGTTGGGTATGGAGAGTGGGATTGGGAAAATATTGCTAACCAATGGGATAATGAAGAATTAAATGATTGGGGTTTAAATGTTCCAGAATTTAAAACAGATGTTGATTATTCTATATTAGATGAAGTGGATTTATCGAATGAGTTAAATGACTTGTCTAATGGTGTAAAAAAAGCCATACAAATAGAATTTGAAGCAGAGCATTATGATGAAGCATTTGAGTTGGTAAAATTTTGGAGAGACCAAAAGGCTTATGTAGGTGGAATGATTATGGAATATTTAAAAGCAGAAAAAGAAAAAATATAATGTATAATAATCAAGTATTTTATCTATCAAATTCACAATATGGCGGATGGGTTTCTTTTTCATATCATTTATGTAAAATTCTGAACTATAATTATGTAATAAAAATAAAAGAAACTTTCAAAGGTGGTGGTCAATTTTATGCAGATATTATATATAAAAATATCAAAAAAGAGGCTATAAAACATTTTAATAATGCTATAATTGTAGCAATAGATAAAGCACATTATAGTTTGTTACAAAATTTTAAAAATTCAGTAATAATTATACATGACCCTACAGAATTATCAAAAGAGGTTATAAAATTCGCAAAAAATAATAGAGTTATAACTATAAGGGAAACCGTCCATATATTATTAAATAAAATTGGAATTGAAAATACTTTCTTAAAACATCCTTTTTATAAATATCCTAAATATGATTTACAAAAAAAATATAATAGGTCACTTTCTAGAGTTGATTTTGATAAAAATATAGATTTGATATGTAAAGCCAACAATTTAGGTGCAGATATACAAATATTTGGATATAAAAATCATATTTATTATTTTCATAAATTGAAGCAATTGAATTTTGATAAATATTATAAAGGATATTATTCAAAAAATTTGCAAGATATTAGTAGATTATATGCAGAAACTAAATTTTTAGTAGATATGTCTACTATTAATAAAGATGGAGGTGGTACACAATATACTTTTTTAGAAGCTGAATATCATAATTGTACATTAATTTTACATTCAAATTGGACTAATGTAAAAAATAGTTTATATATTCATGGTGTTAATTGTTATGCTGTTAAAAATGAAAGTGAATTGGTTTCAGCCATAACATTACCATCAATTAGTTCATCTTTAATACCTTCGGAAGAAGAAAATCAAAAATGGAAATCTTTAATTATATGAAAAAAATAGATTTAAATACAATACAACACAATAGAAAAATCGGCGAAGAATGCGAATATATTGATGCTAACATATTCGAGGATTGTATATTTTATGCTGATGAAGAGCCAATAGGTTTTTATTTAAATAAAATGCCTGATAAAATGTGCAAACTTGCGGATTTGGCAAATAATGAATTCCTGAGCGATAGAGTTCCTAAATCAAAAATGAATAGGGGAACTGAAGAACAAGCAAAACAAAAAGGTTTGAAATGGATTAGCCAATATTCTACTATAATAGGAAGTATAGCACCGAAACCTCATATGAAAAGAGCATATGCAAATTATAGTTCGGTGCATTCAGTAAAATCTGCTCAAACTTATATAAAAGCAATGATGCTATTAGCTAAAGAAAGTGAACAATTAATAAATAAAATATTGCCATCACAATATCAAAAACAAATAGAAATGTTTAGTGATGTTAAAGATAAATGGAGATTTGGTAAATTATTTACAAGTTCTATCTCAAATTTTAATATATCAGCTCCATTTCATAGAGATAATGGTAATATTCAAAATTGTGTAAATGTAATTATATGCAAAAGGTTAAATTCAAAGGGTGGTGATTTACATATACCTGATTATAATGCAACAATAGGAAAAAAAGATAATTCTATTTTGGTTTATCCTGCTTGGAGGAATATGCACGCAGTAACACCCATAATACCAACTTATGATGGCGGTTATAGGAATTCATTAATATTTTATCCATTAAAAGCATTCAAAGGTTTAGATTAATATGGCAAAAGAAGATTTAATTCCATTTGTAAAAGGTCAAAGTGGTAATCCAGCAGGCAGACCAAAAAAATATGTTAGCTTATTAAAGGATGCAGGATATAAACTATCTGAAATAAACGATACTATACAGGTAATGATGGCAATGGACTTAGATGAACTGAAATCCGTATTTGATAATCCAAAGGCTACCATTTTGGAGAAAACAATAGCCAATGCTATGCGTAAGAGTTTAAGCAAAGGCTCTTTATATAGCCTTGAAACACTTTTAACAAGGGTTTACGGAAAGCCTAAAGAACAGATGGATATTACAAGCGATAATAAGATAGAGGTTGTATTCGTCAAGGGCAAGACCATATTATGATAATTGAAGTACCTGAAGCACATTTCAACCAAGACAGAATACTTGAATCAGAAGCAAGGTTTATTGTGGTTATGTGTGGGCGAAGGTTTGGTAAATCTGAACTATCACAGATAAAGATAATAACCGAAGCAGTACAGGGAAAACAGATTGCTTACATCACACCAACATATTCACTTGCTAAAGTATTCTTTAATAGGTTAATTCACGCACTCCCTTTTTTAAATAACAAATCTGATTTAAAGTTATCTTTTCCGAATGGTGGCTCAGTTGAATTCTTTACAGGGGAAAGATTGGATAACTTAAGAGGTCGCAAGTTCCATTGGGTTATTGTGGATGAGGCATCATTTATTCCCGACCTTGAACAGGGTTGGCTAAATTCTATCAGACCTACTTTAACGGACTATAAAGGCAGGGCTTTGTTCCTATCCACTCCCAGAGGTAAGAATTACTTTTATTCCCTATTTATGAAAGATGAGCAAGGTTGGGAATCATTTAAGTTTACTACATACGATAACCCATATATGGACAAGTCAGAGATAGACGAGGCAAGAACGCAACTTCCAGAGGCAGTCTTTGAACAGGAATATATGGCAAATCCTATGGAAAACGCAGCGAACCCTTTTGGCTCTGCTTTTATTCGTAAATGTATTGAACCTTTATCTAATAGAGAGCCTGTATGTTTTGGAATAGACCTTGCTAAGTCTTTTGACTTTACTGCTATTATAGGATTAGATTCTTATGGCTATGTAGCCTATTTTGACAGATTTCAAATGGATTGGAATAGTACGAAACAAGCTATTCTGCAACTGCCAAAAAAACCTATGCTGATAGATTCAACAGGGGTTGGAGACCCTATTGTTGAGGACTTACAAAGGGAGGGTAGGCATATTATGGGATTAAAGTTTACACAGGTAAGTAAGCAACAATTAATGTTAGGACTACAAACTGCCATTCAGAGCAGGAAGATAGGATATCCAGAGGGGCATATCGTTAAAGAGTTGGAAGTCTTTGAATATCAATATTCAGCCACTGGGGTTAAGTATTCTGCACCTTCAGGATTTCACGATGACTGCGTAATGGCTTTAGCTTTAGCCTATCAGAATTTGAGTCAAAATACAGGCTCAGGTAGATATTCATTCCTATAATGTCAAGTTTTCTGCTCCATTTACTTGACATTTAGCTAAATTCTTTAGCAAAAAAATAAATAAAAAAAAGTTTAG